CAAAATCTGAAATAATTTCTTTTGATAGCAAAAAAGAAGCATTGAACTGATTAGCCTTATTAATCTCTAATTGTTCATTAGCTTCTTTTATTTTGTTTCGATATAAAACTTTGAATACTTGCTGTTCTTTATCTAATAATAATAGTCTCATAGGCGTTTGCTCCTAATCTTGATACTTATTTCCGCTTTATCATCAGAACAAACAATTTGATCATTAGTTAAAATGGCAAAGTTTTCTAAATCGCTAGTTAGGTTTAAATATTCTGTTTTATCAGCGCCATTAATTAAAATCGGGCTTTCTGCCATATCTGGCAGAATCTCTATTTTACTATTGGCAATAATTGAACCGTTCAACTCAATTTTTAAATCTCTATCGGTAATCGTTAAATTGGTCACATCTTTTGACAATACAACTTCAATTGCATCGGGAACCGTTCCAAAATATAACGGTTCTATAATATCAACCGTTCCAATGCCTGTATTATTGATAGGCGTTGTTAGCCTCTTAAAAGGACTAGAACACGTTATTTCAAATGTTCCAACACCATCGTTAGTACCATCTGGAAAGTCTTCAACACTTGAAACAGTGCCTACCCATTCAAAATTAGGATCGTCATGAAATTTGAATCTGAACTGCTGTTTTGACAACATATAATTCAAATACTCAAAATTCCTTCTAAAATCTTCATTATTTTTGGAATGTAGCAAGTATTTAACCTTGATAATTCTTTTTGGATAGGTTGCTTGCGTATACATGCCACCATCACTACCATTCAATTTATCAATTGAAACATCACGACTAAACAGCTCACGTCCAACCACGTTCAAAGTCTTATATCCATCAATATTATCTTCGATTAATTTAAAACTGTCTTTCCACCAAATATACATCGCTTCGGCAGGTATTAAATACTCAAAGCCTGTATATACTTGTGTATCTCTAAATTCATAAGAGCTCATATAATACCCCCTTATAAGCTGTAATTTTTGTCTATGGTTAGATCAACATTTTGTTGTTGTGTTATATCTCCAACGAACGCTTTATAATTTGAACCGCCTAAGCTCAAATTAATTTGTGCTGGTTGGTTTAGTGAAATATTGCTGTTCAATGTGCTACTAATTCCTGATTGCATCTGTTTATTAATACCATTGATATTATTAGCGAGTGTATTGTTATTAATATCAGGAATGGCAGCAGACGCAATTCTAGCAGACATATCTTGAACACTAGAATATTGATCTTTCAAACCTAAAACAAAACCTTGACCAGTATATGAACCCAATCCACGTGTGACACGTGAAGGCGAGTGGATTTTCAAGACCTTTCTAATTGTATTTCCTACTCGACTAGCAAAACTTTGAACTGAACTAATAATACTACCAAACATTGATCTCAAACCATTCCCAAAGCCTCTAATAGCATTGGCACCAGCAGAATATAATGCACTACCGATATTCATAATACTCTTGATGCTATTTATACCACTTTGAACAGTTGACCTAATTCCGTTCCAAGCTGAACTAACGGCACTCTTGAGTCCGCTCCAAGCTGATGTCCAAATACTTTTAATTCCATTTAAGACTGAACTAATAATCGACTTAGCAGCATTAATTCCAGATGAAACCACGGATTTTATTCCGTTCCAAATTGAACTGGTAACGGACTTAATTCTATTCCAAACAGAAGTCCAAATACTTTGAATTGCATTTAAGACCAAACTAATTACTGACTTAACAGCATTAATATTGTTAGTTACTACGGATTTTATAGCATCCCAAATTGAACTAGCAACGGACTTAATTCCATTCCAAACAGAGGTCCAAATACTTTGAATTGCATTTAAAACAGAACTAATAACCGATTTAACAGCATTAATGTAAGTTGTAACTACGGATTGTATAGCACTCCAAATTGAACTAGCCAAAGCCTCGATTTCGTTCCAAGCACCCGACCAATCGCCGTGAATAATGTCCATATAAATTCTGATAATCGAAGCAACCGCATTAATAGCAGTCGAAACAACTGTACTAATAATACTCCATGCTGCACTAACGATCGTAGTTAAGATGTTCCATCCAGTGCTAAATACGGTTTGAACAACTAAAATACCAGTAGATACAACTGTTTGAATAACAGTCCATGCTGTTTGAATAACAACTACAATATTGTTCCAAACTGTACTAAATATAACAGTTATTCCGTCCCACAAAGTTTGGAAATATGGAGCTACTGGTGCCCAAATCATCATTATAAATTGAACAAGTGTATTCCATAAATTTTGAATAGCGGCGATTATTGGAGTTAATCCGATCATAACACTATTCCAAACTGTACTAAAAAAAGTACCTAGATTAGTAAATAAAGTGGTCAAGAATGTTACTAAATTTTGCCAAGCTGTTTGGATAAATTGAACTACCGTAGCCACTATCTGTTGACCCAGCTTTGTTTGAGTAAAGAACAAAACTAGCGCGACTGTAACAGCTGCAATTGCAATTATTATAGCCGTGACAGGATTAGCTGCAATTACACCCCATAAAGCAGTGAAACCAGCTTTAAGCGAAGCGATAGGCGTTGTCATTAATACGAATGCTTTACCTAAACCACTACCAGCAATTTTCAATAACCCAAACATTGGAGCTAAATTTCTAACTGTTGCTCCAATTGTTACTAAAGCTGGTCCAATAATTGGACTTAGTCCAACGAATCCACGAGTAACTTGAGCAATGCTATCGTTTGATTTAGTAGCCCATTCAATCGTACTGTTAACCATATCAAGCAAGCCACCGGTTACTTTTGACTTGCTTGCCATTGATTTATTGGAAAGAGCTTCCCAATTACCACCTACTTGTTCAATTTTTGAACCAACGTTTTGCTGCATCTCGCTAGCTTGATCTTGTAAGTATTTAGTAGCAGTAGCTGAACTTTTTGAAGCCTTATCAACCGAGGCGCTGAATGCGTCCCACGATTTAGCGGTGTTACCTGATTTATCTTTAATCGAATCTAATAAAGGAAGTATGGCTGCCATACCACTTGAACCAAACATTTTCTTTAATGCTGCTGCCTTTTGTGAACTGGTCATGCCGTCCAAAGAATCGCCAATTTCACTAAGAATAGTAGGAAATGGTTTCATATTCCCTTGTGCGTCAGTAAATGACAATCCTAAAGCGTCCATTTGAGTTTTAGCACCTTTAGATGGAGCTTGCATTAACAAAATAGCGTGGTTCAAATCTTGTGATGCTTGAGCTGCACTAAACCCTTTGTTAGTCAGTAGTCCAATAGCAGTGGTCATATCTTGCATACCAAATCCAGCATTCTTAGCAGTACCACCGATCGTGGCAATGGCTTGGTTCATGTCAGAAATACCCGCATTGGATAAGTTAGCTGTTTTGGTTAAAATGGCAGCTGCTTTAGCTGGAGACTTTAGGCTATCTCCCCAAATATTCATTGAATTTTGAACAACTGATGCAGTATCTTGTAAGTCTTCACCAGTAGCCGTGGCAGCTTCAGCAATAGCTGGAAATGTCTTCTTGATAGTAGCAACATCAGCACCAGCGCTCGCCATTTGGATCATAGCATCAGCTGAATCTTGAGCACTCAAAGGCAGCACCGCACCCATTTTATTAGCTACATCAGCTAATCCGCCAATATCTTTAGATGTACCACCAGCAACCACAGCAGCTTTATTCAAACTGGCTTGAAAGCTACCGAACGATTTAACAGACTTAATACCCATTACGGTTGTTGCGGCACCTGCCGCCATCATTCCAGTACCAATTGCTTTAGTAGCCGTAGCCACTCTGCTACCCATACTGTTAGTCTTTTGAGCAAAATCTCCAACAGCAGCACTAGCTGTTTTTAATTTACCGCTCATTTCATCATCAAGTGATAGAACACCAGCTACTTTAAAATCTTGAGCCATATTTTTCCTCCTCTCTATCTAAAATTCGCAAAATAAAAGACAACCAAATTAATGATTGTCTTTTTTATTCTTTTCTTTGTATGCTTGCAATTTCTTGAATCTTTGCATGATTATATCCTGCTCATTTTGTTCTTTTTCTTCTTGCGTTTCGTTTTCAATAACATAATTAGGATTGAAATTCTTATGTATTTCGTTCTCATATTTCTGTGTATTAAAGAATTGATCGAACTTGGTATATTTAGGCTTAGGATGTTTATCCGAACCTGTCGTAGCTTGTACGGCTTGATTTAGCCATGCTTGCATTGCCAAGTTCTGCTGTTCTTCAACTGTTTTAATTTGATATGCTTCTGAACGCAAAAAAAACTCATCAAAGCTCATCTTCGATATTTGTTGTATATCAGAAATACCGAATTTAGATAGAGCGCTGATGAGCATGTTGTGATAAGTCTGATCCGAACTTATGAATTTATTTTCTACTTCGCTTGTTTGGTTAGTCGATTGCTGGTATAGCGGACCATTGCTGATTTTTTTAATTCTGCACCAACGTCCTTGAACAATTTATCAATTTTAACATCGGTCAAACCGTCTAAATATCCTTCAATAGCTTCGCCACTTGGTCGTGGATTATCGGCATGAGTTCCAGCATATAAAATATTAAATAGTGCCATCGGGTCAAACGCTTCAAAAGCTGGAAGTGTCAACATCAAGCTCATTCCCATTGAAACGCCATTAGATTTCATACCTGCAATTTTATCCAACTCATGAACAAATCCAATACCAAAATTTAATTCATATTTCTTGCCGTCAATTGTAAGTTCCATTGTTATTCTCCATTGCTTTTTTATTTTTTTAATCCGACCACCACCGCTCAATTTTGTGTGAGTATGCACTTTTAACTAAAGTCTAAAGCTATTATGCTCCGGCTCCCGGCACTTCCGTTGAACCTTCAGGCACATCGGCACCGTCTTTTGATTCACTATATTCAACACCGCCACCGTTAGAGTCTTCGTCAGTGATCTTGTTAATCCCTCTAAAGACATAATCCAAGTCACGACTTTGTGTTTCTGATAGCTTTCCCCACCCATCGGTAGGCGTACCATCAATGCTGAAAGAAGTTTCACGAGTTGATAAGTCGTCGGCATCATTATCATTTGAATCTTCCTTGACGTTTCCACGCATATAATACATGTATGCTTCATTAGTGGAACCATCAGCATTCAATCTAAGTCGATCTAGATTGATTAGCCAAAGTTCAATAGTCTTTCCATCAAATAATGAGTGTCTTAACTTATCAGCAATCCAGC